GCGGAAATGGACCGCCTCAGCCAAGACGTCGCCAACATCGAGAACCAGATGGCCGTCCACGGCGGCTCGGTCCTCGGCTTTGTGTGGCAGAAGCAGAACGGTGCGACGTTCGAGTACGCCGGTCGTATCTCGACCACGGAGCTGCCGCTCACGCTCGGCATCGCCACCAGCACGGCTCAGCTCGTCCGCCTGGACACTTACGTCGCCGTCGGTGCGGCCACGCAGGTCAACACCGTCGCGAACAACAGCATCGTGTTCAACGCGGCCATCAACACCGCGGCGGTCCCCGCTGGCGTCGTCATGGCGGTCACCCTGCCGGCAGCGTCCACCATCGTCGGTGGCGTCGCGGGTCAGTGGGCCAACGAGCCGAACGGCATCACGAGCAACCTCGCGGCCATCACGATCTACGGCAACAGCAAGGCGGCCATCGCCGAGCTGCGGTCCAACTTCCTCTTGATCGACCCGGTGGCGGACGTCTACGCCGCCCTCGACCTCAAGCGGATGCAGGCCAGCTTCGATCTGGTGAACGAGAAGGGCGGCGAGCCGGACCTGATCTTGACCCACCCGGCGATGCGTTCGGAGTACACCGACCTCCTGGTCGGCACCAACGCTGGCAACCTGATGGTCGAGAGCGGCAACAAGGGCAAGTCCGGTGACGGCGGCTTCGCGGGTGGCCTCGGCTACAGCAACAAGCCGTTCCTCACCAGCCGCCACGCCCACAAGGGCACGTTCTTCATGCTCATCAAGAAGGACTGGGCGACCTACGAGCTGGACGCAGGCTCGTGGATGGACGACGACGGCTCCATCCTCAAGCGTGTGAACAACCAGGACGCCTACGAGGCGACGTGGCGTCACTACTACGAGACGGCGTGCTCGCGGTATAACGTCCAGTGTGTCCTCACGGGGATTCAATTTTGAGCACCGCACCCGGTGGGTTAGGGCTTCGGCTCTAGCCCACCGGGTCGTCGCTCAAGGACAGCCCGCTTCAACAGCCCAAGGAGATTCAGAACATGGCCACCAACAGCTTCGAGATCACCAAGCCGGTCAAGGATTCGGACTTGTTCCTGATCCAACAGGACATCACCGGCGAGGTCAACGACACCAACGAGTTCACGATGCAGTTGCCCAAGGGCAGCCTGTACCGCCTCGTCTCCGCCCAGTTCACGGCCCTGGCCGCTGCGGCCAACACGGCAACGCAGATCGTGCGTGTCGAGAAGGTCTCGGCGGACGGCCTCACCGCCACCACCATCGCCACCTTCGCGGGTGCGGTGCTTCAGGCTGCGGCGGCGGACGCCACCTTCGCGGCCCCGGCCATCGACCTGCCCTCGGTGGACTTCGAGGAGGGTGGGTTCATCCGCTTCGCCCTGGACTGGGGTGCGGCGGACACGCTCACGGGCCGCGTCAGCGTGTTCCTGGTCATCCGCTAGCCCCCATAGGTAGCCCCTGAGGGGCTATGCGGACCCATTCTTGGGGGAGGGTGCCAAAGGGGATTGAACAACCCTTTGGCACCCTCCCCACCCAGGCAGGAAGGAGCTAACCATGTCCAATCTTGATAGCTACCTCCGCCAGCAAGCAGCGGGCAACAGACTTGCCTCTAGTGGTTCTACGTCGCCCTATTTGACGGCGGAAGATGAAGCCCGAATCAAGAAAGAAGAGGAAGAGAAGATTGCCAAAGGCAGATCCAAGGGCAATGCCTTTGGCACCGTTGTTGGCGGTATCGCTGGTGCCTACTTTGGCAACCCGATGCTCGGTGCCCAACTAGGTGGTGCCATTGGTGGTGAAGGTGGTGCCATGCTATCAGGCGGAGATCTCTCAGCCGGTGGGATAGCAAACATTGCGGGTGGGATTGCCAAGGCTCAAAGCCCTTCACCAGATGGGGCAGCACCTGTAGGCTCCGCTTTGGCTGCTGCACAAGCTGGGTCTTCAGCCCCGCCTTCAGCAGTACCCTCCGGTGAAAGCTCAGGCCCATTGACCCCTGAGCAGTATAGGACGCGGATGGGTATCTCATCCGCACCTAAGCCCCAACCAACACCTGATGACAACACACTTGCTGCCCTGGTGCGTGCTGCCTATCTATCTGGAGGGTCCTTCGCATGAGCGTAGCTAGCAAGTTCGTACCAGTGAGCCTCAAACCAGGAGCCACTGCTGCCGACAGGGCCATCTTCGGCCCCATCGCAGCACCCAATGGTGTCCCTGCCCTACTCACTGATGGCATCCTCATCGGCCCGCACAGCCACGTCGATGTCGTGCTGAGTGAGACTGCTGGACTTGGCGTCTCCGCCAAAGTCTGGTGGTGGTACCAGGACGCAGGCGTGTGGGTCGAAGACATCGCCATCGGCACGATTGCCGTCACGGCATCGAGCACCGCAGGTGCAGTCTGCACCCCAAGTGCCGCAACCCGCATCTACATCGAGATCACGACCGCAGCCGGTGCGTACAGCGTCTCGGGCTGGGCCATTGGCCTCGGGGCCCTTGGCCGGGTAGGGGGCTAAACCAGTGTCCGGACGCATCATCCCAGGGGCAGGTCGTGCTCTGAACGCTGAGCTAGTCTCTGCCATCAACGCGGACAATAGTGATCCCGCACTGGCAGCAAACCAGGTGCAGGAACTGACCGTCACTGGAACCCCACAGTCCATCACGACAGAGGAATACACTGGCGTTGTTGGTGGTGCCCCAGGTGCTGGTGACGTGGTTGATACTGTGCTCGATGGCGTGACCTATGGCTACATGGTGCAGACGGGGGACACCGTCGCAACTGTCGCGGGCAGCGTCACCAACGCCTGTATGCAGGGTGCAATCGACGTTCAGATCATCTCGTTCGTTGGCAACTCGGCTGGCGGTGGCGATGCCGAGGAAGTTTCGATCGCGGCCAACGACTATCAGCACGTCACGGTCCCGGGGGAGACCGCCGCAAGTCTGGTGACGGCGTTCGTTGCCTTGATGGTTGCCGACCCGCTCTATGACGCGTTCGCCGCGGGTGACGACCTGATCTTGATCGCCAAGCTCCCAGGCGTCGGGGCACTCATTGTTGCGACCACCGATGGCGTGCAGTTCACCCACACGGCGACCAACCCGGTTGTCGGTACCGTGGCCAACTCAACTTGGACCGTCACCGACGACTCCATCGACACGGTGACGCTGACGCTGGACATCGCCGGCGACCCCGGTGCGGCAACCTGCTCCGGCTCTGTCACGCTTGGCACTGGTACGACCACCTGGAACCCAGTGCAGACCACGGCTGGCTACCCTGCAGACCTTGCCATCGTGTCCAGCGGGGCAACGAGCTTCCAACACACGGTCCAGCCGGGAGATGACGACGACGCAGTTGCCGCAGGGCTCGCCTTGGTGCTCAACGGCAGCTTCGGCTTCGTCGCATCCGCCACCCTCAACGTCATCACCGTCACCCGCACGGACTACGCGGCCTTCAGCTTCAGCGACAACAGCGTCCAGGTGAACCCTGCAAGCACGATGGTCATCACGCCAGCCACCACGGTCCCGCTGGTGGTGCCAACCCCAATCACCGATGGTGCTGATCTCGGTGGCGTGCGTGCAAGCCAGGGCAGCCTGTACTGCGAACTGTCCGCAGGTACCAGCTACGACGTGTCCTTGTGGTACCTCATCGGCGGGGTGTGGGTGCTTGACCTGACCTTCAGCCCAACGCCTGTGACAATCTCAGGTACAGGCGTCCTGACATTCACCCCGACTGGCACACGCATCTATGTCGCGTGCTCTAGCTTCGTTGGTGGAGCCGTCGCCACCGTCACCGCCCTGACCAATCAGTAGGTCAAAGGAGTCCCCAATGTCCGTATCCAACATCAAGCGTGGCGTCTACACCAGGGTAGACTCAACCGGTATCGAGTCCAACAAGGGCACGTTCTTCGAGGCCATCATGGCCCCGACGTTCCAGATCGAGATGATCCAGGCAGCGGTGCCACCGACGCCAGCAGCTACGGTGAACATCGCCCGCACCTTCTGCACCGTCACTGGAGCCCACGCCGTCAAGATCGGCACCGGCGGTGCGGCTGACACCCTGACGTTGAACCGTGTCACCGCGGCTGGCGTCACCGCAGCCATCTGCACGTTCACCATCGCAGCCGCTGCCGATGCCGACTGGCTGCTCCCAGTTGGGTTCGACCTCGCAGTTGCGAACCTGGAGCCCGGTGATAGCCTGACCCTGGTGGGTGTTGACGACGGTGGTGCAGGCGACCCCGCCGCCGAGGTCACCATCACGGTTCGCATCGACTAACCGGGCTGCGAGGGGCAGGGGTGCCCGGCTAATCCAAGGGCACCCCTGGCCCGCACCCCAGCCCCCGAACCGGAGTCGACGATGCCGTTCACCGCAGCCCAACTTGCCGACAGCATTGAGTCCAGCAAGACTCAGAAGCAGATGTTTGAGAAGCGGTGGGAAATCTGCCTCCGCTTCTTGAACTCCGAGCAGCACCCAGGCGGCTACGACGCTGTGACGCAGGGGTACGCCGGGCTGGGCACTCGCGGGCGTGCCCGCCACATCGTCATCAACCTTATAAATCCGTTATACAAGAGCATCCTCAGCCGGCTGGCCACCAACTACCCAGGCGTCGCTGTCATGCCGAGTGGCCCCGGCTCCAGCCAAGTGCTGCAAGCCCAGATGAGCGAGGTCTACCTTCGCTACGTTTGGCACGTCCGCAAGATCAACCGTGTCGCCCGCCGTGTCGTGGAGTACCTGCTGTCTCTAGGTACCGCCGCTGTGCAGGTGTATTGGGAGCCGGGGGATACAACCCCGTGCATCCGTGCCGTCAACGCCATGGACTTGTTCTGGGACGCGGGGGCACTCAACCACGAAGACTCGGATTGGATTGCCACCCGCCGCTGGGCCACGCCGGTAGCTTTGCGTGAGACCTACCCAGAGTTCGGCGAGTACCTAGACAACCCAGAGAACATGGCTCCGCAATCTGGCGTCATCAACAGCCAGCTCCGCTACACGTCCACCCAGCCCGCCCCTGGCAAGCTGGAGGTGTTCGACGTCTACGCCGGCGGTGAGCACATCGTCATGTGCGAGGGGCAAGAACTGTGGCGGGGGCCAACACCGTCGGGCATCGTGCCCGTACACGTCATGATCTGGACCGAGATCCCCAACGTAGCATGGGGACAGGGGCTGGTGGAGCCACTGATTGACCTACAGCGGGTGTACAACGCCAGCCGTGAAATGGTCATGGCCAACGCTGCCTCTATGGCCAACCCCAAGTGGATGGTGCCGACAGAAGCCAACGTCGCTGCCAACGCCATCACCGCCAATCCCGGCGAGAAGGTCTACTTCGACGGGCCGCAAGCCCCGCAGCAGATAACGGGGGCACCGCTGCCGGCCTACGTCATCGACAACACACGCATGATCCCAACGGAGATGCAGGACGTGTCCGGCATCCACTCGGCTACCCTTGGCCGCAAACAATCCGGGCAGTCAGGCAAGGCGTTGGAGATTCAAGTCTCCAACGACCTGTCGTCTATCCAGGTGTCCCAAGAGTGCATTGAGGACGCCTTCAGCATGATGGCCGAGAGCATCCTCTGCTACGCCAAAGAGAACATCACCGAGCCCGTCATGGTCCGCCAGATGGGCAACCTCGGGCGTGCGGTGTTCCAGGAGATCGCCAACACCGACATCGTTGAGTACCCACAGGTGCTCATCGAGGCCGGCACGTTGTTCCAGGACTCAATCTCCACCCGCGAGGCCCGTGTGCTGGCCCAGTTCACCGCCGGCCTGATCGACAAAGACGAAGCCCTCAAGGAAATCTCGTTCCGCACAGGCAACAGCTACCTGCTCAACAAGATGGAGGAGACCAGCCACGCCAAGGCGATGCTCAAGCTGGTGGCGGAGGGCGACGCCATGCTGGAGCTGTCGCCGGTCGACGACCCCAGGGTGTTCATGGATGTGTTCTCTGAGTTCGTCAGGACTCCTGAGTTCTACAACTTGCCCCAGCATCGAGCCGACTACATCATGGACTTGATCCGGCGGCAGTTCGTTCCTATCCAAGAGAACCTGCCTGGCAGCAAGGAAGAAGCCATCGAGCAACTTGGCATGGTACAAAGCCCACAAGCCCAGGCTCAGATTGTCGCTGGCACAATGGAAGCAGCCGAGCAACAGGCACAACTCAACGCCATGGAGGCACCACAAGACACTGCCATCCGTGCTGATGGTGCCATCCCCATGGGAGGTGCCTAATGGCCCAGATGCTGTATGTCACAGATGTAGGGTCGTACTTCCGTGAGCTCGTCGATGAGCCGAGCGGGGGCTTCATGGAGAACGCCCTCGCCCAGAAGTGGTTGGAGATTGGCCACAACCACTACAACCAGTTTGTATCAACGGCTGACCCTGAGAGGTTCTTCCAAAGCCACAGCATGACGCTGACCAATGCCTTTGAGTTCGACCTGAATGGTGTGTTGCTTGGTTCTGCGGCTACGGCGGCCACACGCATGGCCAGCTTGATTCGCGTGGTGGAGCTCGACCAGACCACCCTGCGGCCCAACTTCTACTTCTACCCTGTGGCCAGCCGCGAGCAGCTTGACTCGTGGGATAGCTGCGACGGCTCAGGCCGGGTGCTGCTCGCCGCACGAAAGCTGTACTTCAGCCACCGCGTAACGGCGGACTGCCGCATCGACTACGTCCCAGTCCCCAACGTGGACTGGTCCAAGACGGCACCAGCGGACACCGAGTTCATCGACGACGTGATTCAATTTCATGATATGATTGCTCTTTACGGGGCGTTGCAATACTTCGCGTCGGCGGGGTACTCCAGCCCGGAGATCGAGCAGCTTCTGTTGGTGAGGCAGCAGCAGTTCAAGTCAACGCTGCAACGCAGCCGGTCCCTCAACGCAGCCCGCTACGTCCAGAATGATGACGCTTGGGGGTGGTAGTCAATGTCTACCCGTGACCCAAATCTCGTCCTCGCCCCCGACCTTGAGGCCGGGATGGACCCCAACACCGACGGCAAGAGCCTGTGGGTTCAGAACCTCACCCGCAAGGCGGGCGACGGCGGCTGGGCAATCAAGCCCGGCTTTGGCTTGCTCGCACGGGTTGACACCAGCCTCACCGGCAACAAGCTGTCCGAACAGCAGGACATTGGGCTGGCCCGCATCCTAGGCGTCCACAGCTTCTACACGGCGTGGGGCACCAAGCAAATCATCGCACTATGCCGCACGCAGGCGTGGGGCACAGATTCTGTGTACGTCTCCAAGGCCAAGTGGGTGGTCGTCTACAGCTTGCTGGTCTACGACACGGCCTACGATTCGGTGCAAGAGCACGTCATCCACCGGCACACCTCAGAGGAGCTGGGTAAGCAGGTGTGGCAGCGACGCGGCCACTACAACACCGACGTTGACGAAGACCGCCAGCAGTGGATCGACGCAGGCCAATCCGCCGCCCTCGGCGACCGCAACCCCGTTGACCGAGAGGAGGCGTGGTTCACCGACCCCGCACAGGGCAACATCATCTTTGGCACGCCACTGCTAGGCGGGTATGTCTACACCCCCACTGTGCCAACACCAGCTGCCCGTGCTCAAGCCAACGCGACGTTCGCTCGCGAGTGGAGCGACCCAACCTCTGAGGATGGCTTGGTTGTGCCGCTGATTCAGCGTCGCAGCAACCTCGAAGCAGAGGGTGGCTACACCTACTACACCAGCGAGGAGTTCGGGCGACCCAACGCCGCATGCATCGTCGGCGACCGCGTGGCCTACGCCGTCGACAACACCGTTCTGTGGAGCAACCCAGAGAACCCCTCAGCCATTGTGGTTGAGAACATTGACGTATTCGAGGAGCCAATCGTTGCCTTGGGTAGCGTCATCGGCATCTTGTACGTCTTCACGGCCAACCGCACCTACCTGCTCAGCCCCGCCTCCGGCTTCGTCGTGTCCGGCGGAGAGAAGCGGCTGGTGGCCGGTGAGATTGGAGCGTTCAGCCCGGCATGCGTCACACGCTTTGGACCGACGCTGGCAGTAGCCCACAGCTCCGGCGTCTACACCCTCACCGGCACAACCACGCTAACGCAGGTGGCTGAGGCCATCATGCCGTTGTTCGACGGTGAGGGCCTGCGGTCACCCTGGACACAGTTCGCCCAGACCAGCCTGACGGCCATTGGCACCGTGCTGCCGCAGGTTTATTACCGTCTGAATAACACAACCAGCATCGGAGCTCACCTCACCACCGACGACATGGGCCGCATGTTCTTCGGCTTGCCCGCCCTCAATCTGACGTTCGTGAACGAGGGCGGCAACTGGGCGGTGTGGTCCACCGACACCCTGGTCAACAACGACGAGGAGATCGCCACCACCAACCATCTTCCCCAAGCTCGGCTTACCGCCCTCGGCGAAGACGTGTTCATGGTGCAGGGTCCGCTGCTCCAGCCGCAGGCCGACGAAGGCATGAACTCGGAGGCCGATGCCCCAAGCCGCAGCGTCGGATTCCTGAAGCTCGGCTACGGCGGCAGCCTGGACCGCAACTCCGGCATCAACGAAGATCGCCGCTACATCGCTGGTGAGTGGAAGCTGAGCCCCCTGGCAAGCCAAGCAGCCCCCGAGCGGGAGCACGGCTACTTCTTCTTGGGGCCGCCGGAAGTAATCCCGCCCGGCACCGTGCTTGACTGGGCTGGCGAAGCCATTGCTGCTACAGAGCTGGCGTTCTACGTCCCCATCACAATGGTGCCCGTCCAGGCCCTCATCACCGTCGGCGGCACCAACCTGTCTGAGTTGCACCTTGAGTTCGACTTCGACAACACCAACTTCGAGCCAATCATCAACCAGAACGCCGTGAACCCGTATGAGCAAGCATTCCGCCTACCTGTAGAGCGTCTGTCTGCTGGCCCCGCCTACGCCCTCGGCTTTGCCGACATCGCCACACCCCAGGGCGTCATCGTCTACAACACGACGACGGGCCTGCCTGACCCCGCTGGCGACCGCATCCGCATCTACATCGACTCCGCCTTCGGTGGTGCGTGGACAGGCTGGCCCGACTTCGGCTTCATCCGCCGCTACCGCAACCCGCTCATGAAGCTGGCCTTCCGTAGCAAGAAGGCTAGCGGTTCCTTGTTCAGCATGTACATGCAGGCAACCACGGCGACGGCGACCAACACCGCTGCTGTCACAGCCGACATGGGCTGCAAGGTGTGGCGGGACGTGCCTAGTGACGTCCGCTACGACTGGGTTGAGGCCAACGACAATGAGGCCCAAGCCGTCGACTGGATGCACCACGGGCCAGAGATTGCGTCCGACGGGCAAATCATGAAGTCCCAGGGTGTGGTCCTGCGGGCCTACAGCACCGGCCAGAGCACGTCCAACGTCATCGGGGCTGCCGACCCTGCCGGGCTGCTCAATCTCGCCCTGTCGGCCAGCAGGGACGGTGAGAGCGGGCAGCTAGTCGACATCACGCCGCCCATGTCGGCACCCCCAGGCTTCCAAGCCTTGACGCACGACCCTCTGGTACCGCGGCTTGCAGCCGTTCCGGCCAGCAGTGCGTTCACCAACGCCGTGTTCAATGGTGCAGGTACCTGGGGCAGTGACGCAGTTCCGGCAACAGGCAACTTCGCCATCGCCGACACGCCTGTAGATCGGCTAACTATCTCCGGGCGTATGTCCGGCGACTCCATGCGGCTGACCATGTTCGGCCACGTCAGGGACAAGGCCGAGAGACTGAAGTTGTATGCAGTGCAAGCAGTTGTGCGTGTGCTTGGTGGAGGCCCGCGTCGCCGCGGTCGTTGAACACTATGACTATGCGACCAGTACGACCAAGCCCAGTCAACGTTGACGGCACCGCACGCCCAGTTCAGGACGATCGCCGCCAGATTGTCCAGCTTCAGCGGGAGCAGGCTAGCAACAACCAAGTGCTTCCGGGCGACCCGGTTGCATCCGCACGCACTGACCGCCAGCAGTACCGGCTTGGAGAGGGGGAGTACAAGTCTCCCGCCCCCGCTCCGACGGTGCGTGCCGACATCATCGGCAACGGAGCAAGCACGGTCATCACCCCGAACCAAGCCGTCACTGCACCGTACACCTACTACCAGGGCGTGCGGTTCGCCGGCAACCTCACCTTGGGGGCCAACGCCGTGCTGTGCCTACAGGGGTGTGAGGTCACTGGCACCATCACGGTGCCGGCAACAGGGGTGCTCATCCTACAAGGTTGCACGCTGGCGGCAGCCATCACGGTAGCTACCGGCGGCCACGTTCACGCCATCGGCACGTTGTTCGCTGGCGTTTCTGCTATCCTGAACACAGCAGTAGCGGCAAACTGCTACGTCATTGGCTGCCACAAGACGTCAGTGGTAGCTCACACGTTCACGACCATCGTGGCGGAGACCATCTAATGTCAGTCCGTCGCCTCACAAGTATTCAGTTTAGTGACGGAATCGTCATCGCTGGCGACCAACTGGACGCCGCGTGGGCCGACATCCAGCGACGCTTCGATGCGTTGAAGCTGTCCGATGTGCAACGCAAGTGGTGGGAGACGCAGCTCGTCTACGGCTACCTTCCGCGTGTGAACGACTGGGAGCCGGATGGTCTCGGCACCGGGCACCCCAAAGAGATGCCGTGGCTTCCTGGGCAGACGTTGCTGGTAGACCCGCCGACAAGCCAGTTCAAGGGTTTTGACTTCCCAGGCATCGCACCTCCTGACCAGGGCACCACCTACGTCTGGGGCTTCGGCTGGACCACAGGCCCGGACGTACAGGTCATCACGGCTGCGGACCTGTACCTGGAGTGCGACCAGGAAACCGACGTGTACCCGCGGGGCTGGGAGTGGGTTGCCAACACGCCGACAGGGCTCGTAAACGGTGACTTCGTTGAGGACTGCGGGTTTGAGATTGTGGTCGATCACCCGACCAGCCCAGGTGACCCAAGCTCCACGTCGGTGCTGTGCTACAAGGCTGGTGTGTCGGTTGACTCGCAGTTCCAATCGGGGTCTCCGTTGTTCACGACCGACATCCTGCCGGCCTACCCAGCGGGTCCCGGCTTTGAGGGTGTGTGGTTTCACGCCGACGGCCTACACCTACCCGTGCCGGCCAACGCTCGCGTGCGTGTGTTCTTGGTGCTGCCGAGCTACCTGACTGGCGTGTCGTCGACTGGTGCGGCCATCGTGGCGGGCAACGTTAGGTGGAGAACGACTATCATTGACGCCCCCTGGGCGTTGCAGGTACCAGGGGGCAGCGTCACGATACTTTTACCCAGAAACTCACAGGGTTAGGAGTTCATAATGTCATTCGACAGGTCGAGGCTGTTCCGCGGGATGAAACTCACGCTTGACCGCAATAACGAGGTCAACGCTGGCGTGGTTGCTACCATCGCCGCCGGCATCACGCCGGATGTTCAGCCCGGCACTGGTAGGTTCGCAATCGACTGGAGCCTCCCCAGTGTCGAGAGCTACATGTTCGACGGCCTCATCGGCAACGACCTCAACTACAGCAAGCTGACCATCCCGTTCATGGTGCCCCCGACGATGGACTTCGCCGACGCTGACGGCGTGGTGACGGAGACGACGCCTGTAGCCACCTTGCGGCACGTCTCTGTTGGCTTCGACCAAATCATGACGGGCCGGGCGTTCACGGACATGTGGGACGCCTTTGGTGCGGGCAACGACCTGGAGCTGCAATCAGGCGGCTATGGCTTCACGCTGGAGCTGTGGGAGAAGACGCCCTCTGCCATCGCAACCGAGGGGTTCACCGGCACCGCTGGGCAGAACGTCCCCGACAACCTACTGTGGCAGCAGGCTATCTCGGCCAGCTTGTTCGACGGCGACAACGCCTTCAGCAACCCCGTCGACATCCCCGACCTTCGCGTTACCATCCAGCCCTACCGTACCTACATCTGGTACATCCGGTTCACTGGGCTGGTCAACGCGGTGGACGTAGCCGGAGGTACACGCCAGCTCGGAGCGTCCGGCTTCCACTTGCGTGGTGAGTTTGAGTACCCACTCATGGAGCGTGATACGTTCGCCGGCTTCACCGCCCAGAACATCCCCAGCTTGACTGGCGGTAGCCGACAGGCTGCAACCATCGCCTTGGACACAGCTACGGGTGGCTCCATCATCACCGCGGAGACAGGTGCTGCTGCCAACGGTCGCGTTCAGCGGAACATCCAGACCGTCGACACGCGTCTAGCCAACTTGCTCAAGGCTGGCTACTACCGTGAAGGCGACCTGCCACCTGAAGAAGAGCTGATTGAGGACCAAAGCCTCTGCATCATCGCTGTGCCCATGTTTGGCCAGATTGGCGATGTGCGTGCCGAGGACATCAACCTCATCGGCCTACCGTGGGGCACGCAGGGTGCTGCTGGCATCGAAGTGCCCTGGGAGGGCGTGCTTGCCGACCGCCGGATGATTCGCATCCAGCACCCCATGACGATTCACCGCGTCATCGCAGTTACGAACAGCTACAGCCCACCCACCAGCACGATGGCCAAACCCCGTAGAAATAACATCAACCCCGGCTTGATCCCAGTCAGCCCGACGTTCACCAACGCCATCGGCGTCGGCATCGCCAGCGGCATCGACGGGGCGGACGACCGCAAGTACCAGCAGATTGCGTATCTGGATTGGGTCCCGGCCACCCGCACTGCCTACCTCATTGACCAGCTCAAGGAAGGCGGCACACCGCCGCTGTACGGACTCGGCACCGACGGGGCCTACGATCACACCCTGATGGATGTGCCACTGGTCTACCCGTTCGCCTTGCCCACTGGCATGTATGGCCACAACTCAGGTGTCCCCATCTATGTTGGTCGAGCTGCCAATGACACAGAAACCCGCTCCACCATTGGGCAAATGCCAGCGGACTTCGGGGCTGGTGCACGAATCGCCCCCATAACCAACGGCAGGGAGCAGTTCATCGAAGTCCGTTGGACGATGAGCGATGCTGCCGGGTTGAACGAGGCCAACGTGGCCGTGAGCCCCTACACCACCTACATCGGCAACGGCGGATGCTGGGTCTACATCATTGGCAAGAAGTCGCCTGTGACCTTGGAGGGTTAGCAACATGGCTAAGATGGTCACAATCGGCAACGTCACCTACCAAGTGCCGGATAACTTCGACCCGAGCTTCCAACAGAACCAGCTTGAGATCGAGAAGGGTATTAGCGAAGGAATAAAGGCCGGCATCACTACGGCGGAGCAAGCCCCGGCAGAGCTGGAGCGTGCCCAGGGTGCGAGCCTGCTCGACATGCGACGTGACGCTGCACGCACGCTGCAGGCAGCCCGTGGGCTCGGCACGTCTGGTCGTGGGCTCGGCGTTGCCCGCGACGTTGGTTTGGCCACCGACAGCAAGGCTGGTGCGTTGCGTGGGCAGTTCGCCACCGACATCAACACCGCACGCCAGGAGGCCGCAGCAGCCAAGGTGTCCGGCTTGGTGGAGCAGGGCAAGCTGCTAGAGGCCCAGGCTGGCCGCAAGGCTGCTGGTTCGCGTGCGGAGCAGCGGGCTGCAGAGATTCGGGCCAAGCACGCAGGATCGATCTACACCACGGACGCCGACCGTGCCCGGATGGTCAAGGAGTTGAAGCTGGAGCTCAACGCCACCACGGACCCCGCGGCTGCCATGGTGTTCCAAGCAGCCATCAACGATCTTGAGGGTGGTCGCACCGAGAACAGCGGAACCCTCGACCTGCCGTTCTAAGGCACGGAGAACAAAATGGCCCGTGTCGTCATCCCCAGCGTCTCTGAGTACGTCCAGTCGGCGACACGCTCGCAGCAGCAAATCGACCCACGCCGAGGAGCTCCAGCTCCGGCGAACCTTGGCGAGCAAATCAAGACCGCCCTGGACTACGCCGACAAGATCGCCAACAACCCTATGGTGGTCATGGGCGTTGACGCTGCCCGCAAGAAGATTGGCAGCATCAACGACGGCAACTACGAGGTCATCGGCGGCTCTATGGCCGACCAAGGCCCCGCTACGCCTGAGCAGAAGCAAGCCGCAGCCGCTTCGCGGGCACGGCTTGGTGCCCAAGCTGCCCCGCAAGTTCAGGCTCCTGCACAAGCCGCCCCACAAACCAAAGTTGCCCCACAAGGTGCTCCCGCACCTGCCGCCCCACAAGCACAAGTCCCTGTCGGCCCCACAGCAGAACAGATGAGGGAGTCGAGTCTTGGTCGTGCCGCTGTGGCCGACGCCAAGGACATGGTCTACGTCGGCAAGCTGGCCGCCCTGAGCGAGGCTTTGTCCCAGGCGGACTCACTGCCTGAGATTGAGGCCATTCGTCAGCAAATGGCCAAACTCCGTGCCCAACGTGCTGGTGTCCCACAAGCCCCTGCTCAGGGACAGGTACCGAGCCCCAACAGCAAAGCCAACGACATCGGTATGCAGCGGTTCAACACCATGCAGTTGGGGTTGCCCAACAACATGGCACCTGGCCCGGCCCAGCCTGCGGCTCCGCAGCCTGGCGGCCCAATGTCTGCTCGCGTTCCTGGTGGTACTGCGACCTGGAACTCTGAAGATTATGAGGGCCTGGAAGACCTGACCAAAGCGACGGATGCGTACCTACAAGACCTAGCCCGCGGGCTAGCTGCCCAGCGTCGCCAGGGGAGGGCGGACCCTGCGGTTGAGGCTGCCCTGACCGCTGAGTTGCAGCGGCGTGCCGCTGTATCTCCTGCACAACCTGTGCCCCCGCTACAGAACGCTCAGGTAGCACCCACTCCTGCTGCCGTGCCCGTCCGGGCACCTGCCATTGCACCTGCGGGGCAGGCTCGGGGTCCTGCCCCACAGCAAGCGATGCCGGCAGATGCAGTGGCACCTGTACAAGCACTGGCCCCAGGTCTAGGTCAGACCTACGGTGAGGGCATGCCTGCTCCAACCCTGTACCCGACGGATACGGGGAAGCAATACACCTGGCAGACCACAGATCGCTATGGTGAGCCTGCGGCTGGCGGCCAGTTCCAAGGTGCAGGGTCTACTACCACTGCACCCGCCCAGCAGCCTGATTTGCCTCCACCGGCAGGACCTTCTGATGGCCCCCCTGTCCAGGAAGAAGCCAAGGCTATTGTCACTGGTGAGGCTGAGGCCGAGAGACAACAGGACGTGGCACAGTCGCAGCCCATCGAACTGCACACCCCATCCGCGATCTTGCTCGCCGCTGCCAACGCACGCACGCCGCAGGAACGTAGGCTTGTGGCCCTGGCTGCCGAGTACGTCGACTTGCCCGCCACCAACATCTTTGAGGCCCTTGGCATCGTCCCTGTTGCTTCACGGGCTGCCTTTGCACAGCAAGTCGTCAAGGCGTTCCCTGACACGGCAGCTATCGAGGCCCGTGCAGCACTGGCAGAACAGACCGCTGGCTACAAGGCCATCGAGCACAAGGCTCGGATGGACCAGCAGAAGGCTGAGAGCGAGGCTCGGATTCGGCTCCAAGAGAAGAAGACTGAGACGGCTTCTGCTGGCAAGAAGACCCCTGAGCAGCTCGCTGCTGAGATCGCCAAGACCAAGGCCGAGACGGCCGCGTTGCTAGTGCGTGCCAAGGCTGCCACTCTTCAAGCGTACGCTGCTGGTCGGCATGCCAGGGCACACCTGATGGACGTGCAGGACAAGAGCCCCCGCGAGCAGAAGAAGGCCCTCATCAAGGGCGGGGAGATGGACGTCAAAGCGGCAGACAAGACTGTCGAGCGGCTGCGTAGGGATGAAGCAGCCGCCAAGGAGGACTTCGACAAGAACGCCCCCCTGCCAGAGCCCAAGAGGGTGGCGAGGGCTGGCGACGTCTATACCCAGGATGACGCAGCGAAGGAGCGGGACCGTCAGGGGGACAAGCGTGAAGCCGCCTCGCGGGAGAAGGCGAACGCAGTCCGGGCGGTGGCCCGGGCAGCGGCCAAAGCCAGGATGGACGACGCGGCCAAACTCCGCGGCAACGCCGAGGCTGACGCCGCCACCGCCCGCAGCAAGCTGGAGGCTGCACGCAACTGGGCTCCTACGGCCGGGGGTGCTACGCCCGTGACGCCCCCTATTCCGCGTAACCCGGGGGAGCCCGCTATCCCACGTAACCCGGGAGAGTCCGACCGTGACTGGAACGCCCGCATCCTGAGGGGTGGTAAATAACCATGACGACTCTCAGCGACCAAGTGACACTGCTTCGGGATATGGGCCGGACACAGGAGCAGATCCGCCAAGCAATGTCGGACGCCTTCAAGGCCCCCGCCTCCGCCATTGCCGACTACATGGACAACGACGTCCGTGATATTCCCGGCTTGCTCGCCGGGCGACAGAGCACCAACGCAGTCGACATGGTTGCATCTACGCTACCGTTCGTCAGCCGGGAGGCATTGACCGTCCCACGCGACAAGCCTGTGGCAGCCCTGGACCTACCAGACTCAGGGGAGCCAGAGGGTGCCCCGCCCAAGGTTGACGTCGTCAGGGCATCAGGACCGATTGACAAGGCACTCCAGCTTGCTGGTGCTGTTGGCGGGGCCACAACGGCTATAACCGCGACTGCCCTGGGGCACGCCGATATGGACGCACGTGCCAAGCTGCGTGGACATATCTCGGGCGAACGCGAGAGGAAGCTCGAGCAGGACTACGGCAAGACTGTGTTCGAGGACGTCGGCAATATCATCACAGGGCTGCCGGCAATGGCCATCGGTGTCCTTGGTTCATTTGAGCTAGAGCCCGGCGAGGAGCCTTGGCAGGCCGGCTACCGTGCGGGCGAGGCCATCATCAATGCGGGCGTAGCGGCCGCACAGGAGGCGGTGTACCACCCAGGCGATACGGTCGCTGCTGCACCAGTAAGCACCCTCCTGAACGCAATCCCGGCTGCAATGGCTTTGTCGGCTGCGGTCAAGACCGCTCCTGCTGGAAGCCGGCTCGCATCGCTCGGACTCAAGGCCGACGAAGGCCTTGCCACTATGCGGCATGCCGGCGGCAAGCTGCTCACCAAACTCCACCCCACGGTACGCCAACAGTGGTTTGACTTGTTCGACGCGGGTGACCCACGGGTTAGCCAGTTCCTTGAAGAGTCCCTGCAAGGTACAGAAGCCAAAATGTCCACGGCCAAGCGGGAGATCCCCGAGATGGCTAAGGAATCTGCTGATGTACGTCGTGCGGTGGATACCCCACAAGACAGGCGTCCGTTCATTGACGCTGCTGACCTTGACGTAGAAGCCGAGCAAGCTGCTAGTCGTGCCGCTAAGGCCGAGGCCGCACACGAGGCCCTAATCAACAAACGTGCGAGTGACCGCAAGGCCGCAGCACAGACACGTCTCCAGGATGTAGCTCCAGAACCACCACCGACACCGCAAGCTCCCATGGCCGAGCCGCCGTTGCGACCACGGGGTGCCACTGAGACCCCACCGGCTACCGTGTGGGAAGACATTGCGGCGACTGGGTACGGCAGAGATCTACTCACGCCGCATGTCGAGCAGAATCGCATCCTGAGCACGTGGGGCCGTCAGGCCGAGGAGGCGTTCGCTGAGGTAGATGAGGCCATCCACCGGGGTGAGGACGCAGCCTTCGCAGAATCCGACCGCGTCCGCGGGCTACGCCGAGCGGTTAGGACTGACCTCGCAGCCGCGGAGGCCGCTGGGGACGTGGCAGGAGTGGAGGCAGCCAAGGATACCCTTGACCGGATGGAGACGGGGTTGGATGCGTACTGGCGTGTGCAACATGATGCGTTCAAAGATCTTGTTCGCAGCAAGGCAGGGGTGGAGCCCGCACCTGCACGCCAGAACATGGCCGCGGCCGCAGCGGAGCCTGTGGCTGCTCCAGAGCCACCAGTAGTTTCGCAAGGCCCAGCACCAGAAGATCTACGGGCCGCAACCGCGGCAGAGAAGCTCGAAGCCGGTGCCGGCAAGAAGGAGCTGGCCCGGCTGGTCAGGGAGCGTAATACCGCCCGCGTCGCAGCCGCAGAGGCCGACGCCGCCGCTAAGAGTGCTCGTGCTGCTCTGCCGCCAGAACAAGTTGGAGACCCACGAGCAGACGCGGCCACGTCTCCGGCACGCCGTAGGTATGAAGAAGCCCTAGGTACTACTGGAGACGCCGACGCACTGGACATCGGCTACCCCAGCATCGGAGAGCCACTACCGTCCAGGCTGGCTAGCGACAAGCGTCCACTACCTGTTATACCACGAGTGCCGCCGGAAGCCGGTGCCGCTCGAGACGCCGCAGTTGACGTACGTGCTAGCCTTGCTTCCGCAGCAACAGAGGAAGAAGCACGCAACGTAGTCGAAGCGGCGGTTACGCGGGCACAGAGCACGCAGACGCTGGCGTTCGCCGACGCGGAGAGCTCAAAGATCCCACTGTGGGTAGACGGTACGGCACCAGGTCCGGCCATCATCACCATGGAGCAAGCCGCGGACACGCCAACGTGGCTACAGGATGTTGCCAGGTCCGTCGGTTATCAGGGACGGGGACGCTCCGGCTCGGCTGATATGTCTGTGCACACCGTGTGGCAGCACATCAAGGACGTGCAGAAGCAAAACCCGAAGGCGTTCTCGACCTACCCACAGGCGGCCAAAGACATGGCGTCAATGCGTCCCGTCAAGATCGGCGACGCGTCCGTACTGGCCAGTCCGCAGGTTGCTTACGCAGTGGAGACCACAAACGGGATCCGAGAGGCTAACCGCTTGTACGACAACTTCGTCTGGCAGTTCGCTACGCGGCTTGGCAAGACCGTCAAGCAGGTGAAGCTGCCGCTGTCGGTGAAGTCGATCGTGAGCAACATGCTCGGCAACGAGTTCCTCACCAGCATTTTCGCGGGGCGTGCCCCAATGCAGACCGCCGCGTCCGGCGTGATGCTAGCCAGAGAGGCCAAGAAGTTCTGGACCGCCCCGGCCGCCAGCAGGATGTCCAGCCCCAACGCACGGTTCTTCGCAGCGTTCGACCGCACTGGCGTAATCGATGCCAACATCGCCATCCAGGAACTGGCACAGATCGAAGACCTTGGCGGTACGTTCGGGCAACTTGGTAAAGGGGTTGACAAGCTGGCTGAGCTCGGTGGTAAGGCTATGGCCAAGGGCGATGAGGTTGCCAAGCTGTCGCTCGGTAAGACCAGCTTCGACCGTGCTACGTCCGTGCTCGACGCCATGGAACCAGGGACGACAACACGGGTTCGTACTACACCTAGGACCGTGACTGTTGTTACACGCAACGCCGACGGAACCTACACGCTCAAGACCCCTCTCCGAGAAGTCACAGTACCCGCCGGCAGTGCAGCACTTGATGACGTGGCGGCACAGTGGGCGTCGTTCAAGACCAAGAGCCTGTACTTCGACTACGGCGGAGACCTCCCAGGGTGGCCGCGGTTCATTCGTGAGAGCCCAGCCGCCGCAAACAGCCCGTTTTACACGTGGTCCTTCCGTGCACTGGACATCCCTTTCTTCAAGCGTGGGCTCGGCACAGCGGTGCTGGAAGGGCCGCTTGCCGGCATCACCACCGACAGCCGTGCAGCAAATGCGTTCCTTGCCGGGGAGAACACCAAGGTATCCCTAGCACGCGGTGCTCTGTTGGCCAGTATGCCGAACCAGAGCAAGGACGGGCTGGCAATCTCCGAGGCGATCTCCTTCACCAACGACGAGGCCATGAACCAGGTGGTCAGTGCG